GATGAAGAACCACTCCATTGAATAGATATTGTACCAGAAGCCCCCGTCGGGACTGTTGCTGTCCATATTTCATTTGGATAATTACTACTAGTCCCAACTCGTTGCATCATGGTGGCGCTAATGCCTCCGATCGTCATTGAACTAACTGCTCTGCCTCCATTTGATGGTCCTTGAGTACATACAACAATTTGCCTATCAGCAGCAGCAGTGGAGAAAGATTGCCCAGAAAAAGTGTAGGTAGTAAGATTTGTCGTATCGTCCGTCATAGCAATAAATGTAAGGGTGGCGTTTACAGTTGCTCCAGCCGCCGCCATCATCATTCTTCGAGGCGAAGGCAGTCCTCCTCCGATGCGTAAGTTGCCGTATTTATCCAGCGCCTCGGCAGGGGCATGAATGATTGCTGGTGATTTAGGTATCCAAACCATTATGAACTATCCAACGAAGCTGCCATACCGTGCCAGATTGTGCCTGCATCCGTCGTTAAGAAAACCAGAATATCAACCCCAGAAGCGGTCAGCGACGGCGCTGATCCACCTGCCCAATCAACACTCGCAGGCCAGTTTATCGTTTGCGACCCGCCGTCGGTAAGGATGAGAGTAAAAGAACACCCTTCATCGCTAGCTGTAGGATTGGAAAAGGTGAAAGTCTGGGTGCCGGTCGAGACAGTGGCGGTTACGACATTGCCCACAGTCAGGTCTATGTCGTCCGTACCGCCCGCTAGATCACCGAGGGCATTCGTTATCTCGCCGTAATCCTTGAGGTTTATTTCACTAACGATGTTGTCCTGGCCGTCGAGCGCACCGCCTAATTGTGGGGTAACATCCTCCACAATATTATTAAGCCCACCTAATCCCCAAGGGGGATTATTAACAAACTTAAGTAGATGGCCAAGTACGGTAGGAGTAAGTCTTCTAGTCATTAGCTTGAGAACCTATTTACATAGCCATACAGGAGTATTTGATTAGCTGTCGTCGCAAATGCCCTAACAGCCCCACTTGGGCCGCCGTTATAGGGAAGACCAGGAATAACAAGCTGTAAGCCTGCTAACTCTCCAGCAGGTAAAAGACATGATATAATACTGCCTGTTGCTCCTGTTACAGATACTGTTAGCTTCAGCATAACTGCGGTTGTCACTGTATTATGGGCATAAACATACACTTCATCCAAGCTATTATTGGAGCCAGTTATAGGGGTATGAACAACACCCGCTGCAGAAGGGGAAGTAGCGGCTACAGCTATCTCCTGCCCTTTACTAGCCCCACTAAGCATGATTTTCGACCAAGTTCCCATTATGAAAACGCCTCCATTGCTACTTTACTGTCTCCACTAGCAACGACAGCAGAGGATTGATACCAGTATAGTGTGCCCTTCATCTCAGCAATTATAAACCTCAACCTCTCTAGCTCGCCAGAAAGATTAGTTGATAGACTCTCCACCCCAAATTCACCGGGGTTAGTCTGAGTCCGGGCTGTAGCAACATCAGGACTGTAATCATCCATCTGTTCAGGGTCTTGGTTGTCGATATGGTTCTGGTGATCTGCATTATAAATAGCAGCAGTTAACGTTATACCAGAAGCTCTTGTTGTATGTGAGTATCCACCTGCCATTTATCTATCCCTTTTAAACCCTATAGGTTTACGATGAGCCATCGACCTCCAAGGCACCTTTATCCTAGTATGATCTTCCTCTTTAGCAAATTGAGCCAAGTCGGCTGCATATAAATCTTCAAGATCTTTATCCTTCAATTTACTTGCACATCCTTTACAGATCATCGTAGTATGAGCGCTTCCATCATCAAACTCAATAGTAATTTCGGCATAGATGTTTAATTCTCGCAAGATGACAGGGCGAATCAACGTCCTTTGCCCACTATGTTCGTCAAAGAATTCTGCATCAGGGATGGCACAGAGCTTCTTTACTAAGCAGCCACACATCTTACATTTAATCTCATAAGCCTCGAAGCCTTTCCCCATAGGCATGTAGTCAAAGCACTTACACTTACAGCCCTTCTTGGCATTCTTTATCCGTTTATTAATATGCCCTCTATAATCCACGATCTGTACCTCTGGTAAAGCCGACATAGAATCTAGACACGGAAAAGTTCTCGTTAGCAGCACTATTCCTACCTATTAGAGATAGCCTCTTACCTGACCCCTCCATCCGCTTCCTTTTATTCGTAAGCCCAGTTCCGGCTAACTTGCTCGTGTCTAGCACAAATGAACCTAAAGCGGCTCCTGACTCCCCCATATTGAAGGTTATCGTCTGGATCGTTATGGTATCCCAGACAACATCAACTGTTAAGTCGTGATTACCTTTTGGCTCTATGACTAACTCAAGAAACTTCCCGTTCTTATTTTTAACTCCTAGTGCAGGGTCAAGATGGGAGAAGTCAAGGTGAGCGGTTTGAAACTTACCGCTATAACCTCCACCATCCTTATTCCTTGTGTCTTGATCCAGTTTCCAAATAGTCCCACTGCTGTCTCCTATATATGGCCGAGATATTCTATTAGCATCCTGATTGAGCCACATACTTCTATTTATATCCTTAGTAGATAGCCTGAAACGTGGGAAGTCTGGGCGATTAAAGTCAATAACTAGGCGTCGATCAAAGTTACTTCCTGACGAGGACATAGTTATATGTGCTTCAGCCTTAGCTGTGTAGTATATCGCTTGGCAATTAGGGAGCTGTGCTATGTTTGTTTCGTCAAGAAGAAGCTCCGTCAAGTTAGCTATGCTTGATAATGATCGAGTTCCTATATTACCAAATGCAGTTATGGCGCTAATAAGATGAAGGGTTGCACCTGCATCTATGAATATAACATCGTTATCTATTGCAGTGTGACCATTCGGGGATATGCCACCTATATCAGTACTATGCTTATCGACAGACCATTCGGAAAGTGTCACGCTGGAGGTATCAACAAGGTAGATACCCTTAGGAAACTTGAATAAGATAAGAAGTCCTTTGAAGGAAATACCTCCCGTTATCCTTTCCCCCTCCCCAGGATATATAGAGAGTGAGCCGGACCCTGCACCTGTGAAATCTTCATGATCTGACGCAGGGGTGTAATAAACTCTATGAGGATCATTAGCATTGCCGCCTGCAAACATTCTATTTTCATGAATAACACCGAATGTAGGCTGATTAGCCCCTGACCAGTCTGCTGCAGGTGTAGCTATATCCCCTGTTGTTGCCCCGTCGGCAGCTAGAACTTGAACAACATTAACGCCGGTGAATACAAATAACTTCTTATCGCTCCCTGCAGCTTCAATGCCCCCCTCGACGAAAACCGGGTTAACGTCTGATATTGTCAGGCCACTCTTTAGCGTAACAGAAAAGTCTGTCGCGCCTGTATCCTTTCTTAAGGTTCCATCACCTAAGAGAACAATAAGCCTTTGAGTGACCGTCCCTGTCGGATGCCAGTCATGGCCACCAAGAACAATAGGAGTGCCAGCTATTGCGGAGCTATTAAACTTAGCTGACCCGCCCTCCTTCTGTAAAGTCCCTGCTTGATATGTAAGGTTCTCAGCAACAAGAAGATGCCCAGGGCCAATCTCAGATATATTCTTCTGCCCTGTTAGCCCGTCGACGCCAAGCGGCAGTTCCGCAACTTCACCTGCAAATGCCATTAGAACGATCCTATAATAAGGCCACTCTCTGTGCGAAGGGGGCCACTAAGCATATCACGCTGTCTTGCTCGTATTTTGCCGAAGTTCTCATTTCCTGCTGCCAGGAACATACGCTTTCTATTCTCTCTGGACATTGCCTTCAGCCCGCTGGAAGCTATCCGTAAATAAGCAGACGCTTTCTCATCATCCTTGTCTGCTAATACAAAGGAGCAGGCCCAATCAGCAAGTATTCTACGATACTGCCTCGGGACCAAGGGTTCAGTGGCATCATCAGCCAAATCAGATGGCTCCGCTAAATACTCATAATCAACCTTAATAAGATCTGTACTCTTCAGACCTCCATAATGAGAAAAGCGAGCTTTCTTCTCTCCGATCATAGCCGCATTTTTAGGAACACCGTGGCTTATATTCCGAAGCGGAAATTTTGTCCTCAAAGTATCCAAGGGAATAATAGGGATCTGATCTTGATTATCTTGATGTGCAAGGAAAGGACTTGTAAGATATAACAAGTCATTTGCAAGATCATAATCTAGGTGCATAGCCTTAAATGCCGCGGTTGCATCAGTGTTCCCTGTATACACCGTGTTCAGTGTTGCGCCAGCCTCTGTAGCAGTATGCGCGGAAATAATGAACACATCTGCATGGCCGTCCACTTTGAAGTGAAACCCAGCTTGACTCGCAGCGGGAGCACTGCTGAAGGTAATAGTAGTCGAATTGTTGGTTACAGAGATCGTGCCAGTATCCGTCACTGGATCTAAAGTTAGCACTCCTTGATCGTCTTTCCTCAACCACCACCACACCTCCATAGTTTCAGGGTCAAGCTCGCTTCCCCCTGACCAAATACCCTGGTAGGCCCTATTAAGGTACTGTAACGCGGCACTATCAAAATCAGACGTACCATCTGTGGGTTCATTAGCCCTAAATAGTATATCCGCTTTGAGGTCTGCACCGGTTGTATAGTTAGCCATTTAGATAGCCCTTGTTGGTAATGGGTTATGTAGTTGGCCGGGCCAGTCCATGTTGCTTACGTGAGAGCTAATGTATAGGACAGACTGCATATCCTTTGTTACAGCAGCACTGGCTGAGAACTTAACGCAACGGGGATGCCCAGCAACCTCAAATATCTGTCCCCCCGTTGCGTTAGAAATAATTAAAGAGCCTCCAGTAACACTTATAAGGTCGATATAGGGGCCGCTTGGCATATTAGCCCCCTTAATCCCTAGCCTGGAAGACCCCCCTGTAGGGCCATAAAAGGCAATGGACATATTATCGTAATGTCCAAGAGTTAGAACATTACTTAGATCGCCGTTAGTAGCACTACTAGCAAATACATCAAAGACGCCAAAATAAGAGCCTGGGAGGCCGGGGGTTAGTTTAACATCTGTAACAGCCATTTTCTACTCCCGTCGTTTAAATCCATCAATTGCTTCTGTTATCGTCTGCCTAGAGCAATAGCGGCCGAATTTATCTTTTACTATATTCAGCTCGGGAAGGTTAGTCCTTGTCCAGTGAGCGTCGTTGTTATGGTCGAGGCTCATGAGAACCTCTGATAAGGTAGGCGTCCTCTGATCCCCGCCCGCAATTGGGGCTTCTATCACTGATCCTTCTCCCTCTCTAGTAGGGCCTAAATCATCTGAGGATAAACCAAGGGCCTCGACGCCAGCTTTTGTACTCTCTCTGAGGACATCCCAAACATGCCTGGGAACATCAACCCTCTTAATTGACTGCCCCCCGTCGGAGTAGAACCTACCACCCTGGGCAATGACAGCAACTTCCCCTTCTCGCACAAACCTCTTATAAGGAGACTTAGACTGTAAGACCATTCTATTAGTCTCTTCATCCCGTACAAAGTTATGTACCTTATCAAGTGTAAATCCCATTATTTTCTTTCCTTCTTCAAACTAGCTTTTTGTCCCGCTTTAATCTTGGCTTCTCTTGCCTCGACTTCCGCCATCTCCTGCTTTCTATGCCAACCGTAAAGAGGTCGTTGGATACGCCCTGTTTGTGGATTTAACTTACACTTGTCGGCATATAAAAGTGTACTCTCCTGCGGAATTCTATGGATGAGCCCAAAGTGCCGCATCATACCACATAGATACGCGACTGCTTGCCCTCCAAATTCTGCTGTATTACCGTTGGGATATATAAAGTCGGCCCCGTAAATAGTAATCTCTTTAACGCGGATATGAATAGCGTAAGCGACCATATAAGAGACCGTGTTAACTGCAAATACGTCGTCGGTAATTGTCTCAACAACATCTGCAAGTGGATACTCAATAGCCTCAGGATATTCTGGATAAACGGTGCTTGTAATAATCGGACGATCGTGTTTTTTAAGCCACTTAGCATATCCAGGCGACCGCTTTTCGATCCATCTAAAGTCGTCCATGACGAATAGCTTGTCATGTTGAAATCCTCTGATCCCTCTATTAAGCGTCCATACTTCATCAAAAGGCTCGTCGAACTGAGAGTTAGTCATAACCTCTTTTATAAAGGTTATCATACTTCTACCCAGAGCGACGATAGCAACCCTATCTGGCCGGGTCATTAGAGCCTCTACGTTAGCTCCGCCATCGGCGTCGGGTCTTTTTCTACCTTTATTCATCTTATTCTCCGTTATTAAATAGGGCTGTTACCAGCCGACTGCCTCTATATACATAACTGCACTTCCAGTAGATGAATGAGCAGACGGCTTCCAAGTAGTGGGAAGCTCACCTTGCATCACTGGTGCAGCATCTGAAGTTGAGGTTGCGCCTGTCTCCCAATAACCATGTATCGCGTGTTCAGTTGCGACATAGTTCCAGCGGATAGTACCCGCTGCGCCAGTTGCGCCTGAAGGGGGATAAAGCTGTTGAGTGATGATAACATAGTCAACGTTTCTGACCATGCCTAGAGTAGTAGGGAGAGGCCAACCACCAGATGATGGATAAAATGCACCTCCATTATTAACAACCAATCTGCATCGGTTCCTTTTCTTCTTGCCTTGGATCACTCGATCTTCAACTGTAACCGTCCAGCAAGTTGCAGTAAGTGCTGCCATGATAATTCTCCTTTACCTTCCTATTCGCCCTCCCCCTTTCGGGATACAAGGGGCTGCTAAACGCTAAGAAGGTCGGCTAATGGTTAGGTTGTCTGCTTCATCGTAGTGACATTAGCAGGCTCTTCCCAACGCGGCTCGACGTAGAGCATTAGACGGGCACGGACGCCAGCAGTCGCAGCTGATGCCGTATTCGCCTTAACCGTCATACCCGGCTTGATCTCAATGTAATAAGTCGGAGTATAATAGATCGCCTTATTACTGTGATCAGTCACGGCTGACGGCAACTCAATCGAGAACAAATTACTAGGAGTTCCCGGTGTTGAGATGTCTGCATCGAACTTAATCTCAACTGCGTCGTTACCAAAGGCAGCGACGTTAGAAGCAGAAAGGATAACTGCGGCCCCTCTGATAATGTGAGGAACGTATCCTGGCCCCCATGCAGCGTTATAAGTAGTAGGAAGCAGATCAACGCCAAAAGCCTGAGCCATAGTAGGCCCACCTTGGCCTCCTAAAGAAGCACTCCCGGCCTGACTTCTTACCATTTCGACTTCGTATCGACTATGAACATAAGACATACTGATAGTCTCCTAATCAGTGGTCCTCAACCTAATCCAGAGGGTATCTCCGTTAGATGTCTTGGACCTTATGTTAAGAGTTCTTAGGCAGAATTAACATGGACAATACGCGCCTCACCGGCGTTCGCAGTATCCCAGATAATCCCAAAGTTCAGGATACCGTACCAAGCCGCTGCATTGGAACGGCCAAAGTCATGTCCTACATTAACCTGAGCACGAATTTCTGGAGTGAGGACTTCGGCCATCGCAACTGCATCGCTGCCAAACACTACACCCTCACCTAACACCGAGCCGGTGCCAACTTTGGATAGTGCATTTGCATGATTGGTCTCGATATGTCGAACATCTTCAATCTTACCGATCTCGTTGTTGAACTTCGCTTGCGGATCGGTGTATTTATGCCACTCCTCCCAAGCTGGATCCCTCTTAATACCACGAAGGCCCAGGGTGCGGAAGATAGCAATGTAATCATCACCCTCCCAAGCGGGGGCATGAAGGGTATCGAAGAGATAGTCACGTATCTCCTCAACGTGAAACACGTTCCAGTTGGCTGTAGCAGTTGTACTCTGCGTCCCGTCGGTATCGAACGTGCCAGCAGCAAGACCAGTCGGGGCGTACTTTACCTTACCGGTCTTAAATGCGGTAGCTGCTTTGGTATCAAGAGAAAGACCCATCTGATCCCTCAGACGCCTTTGAATGCCATTGTCAAGATCGAAGAAAGTAAGATCTTCGGCAAACGAAGTAAAGGGAACAGAACGCCCAATCTCAGTTACTGTAATGCTGGTAGTTGAGATCGAGTAGGTATCTTCTGGAATTCTATTCCCCTCAGTCAAGTCTGGAGAGCTAGGCTCCGCAATAGTTGCGATGCGCGTCAATGTTACAGTGTCACCCTTCTTCCTACCATACCCATCGACTCCTTGAACGAAATCCATGAACACAGCATTTTCAAGGGCAGCCATGTATAAGCGCTTGCTCATAGCATGACTCTTAAAGACACCTGTAGGCGCATCGAGAGTCCACTGAAATTGTGCCATTTATGGCCTCCTATGATGCTTGTTTAGTGGTTGATCTTTCCCGCCGCACTCTGTTACGTTCTCTGATTGCAGCGTTCAAGGTCTGTGGGATAGCTGCCGTCGCCTGATCTTCTTCTGATGCAGGAGTCATGGCAGGTTGGGTATCACCCTCAAGTGATGTAGTAGTAGCACCTACTTTGCTGGTAATCCCCTTCTGCTTATTCGTCAGCCTTATGATCTCAGCTTGAGTAAGCTCGGCCAACTTCTTCCTTGCTGACTTACCTTTAAGACCCTTGATAGCATCAAAGTTTGTGTTTAGAACCATATTTACAAGGTGGGCCTCCTCCTTGAGTTCCGGTGCATCGCGGTAGAAATCGTCCCAGAAGATTGAACGTGCTTGGTCCTGTTG